CTAGTCCATATCACAATGGTCAAGAATTTAAAGCTAACATTGGCTCAGTTACTGGTGCTAGAAAAATACAAGCTTCTGTTCTTAAATTTCCACTTAATAGACAGGATGCATATCCAGCGACTATGATCTTTGAGCCGTATACGGTTGATGCCTATAAAATTGATGCATCGTTTGCTGCAAACATTTTTGATGTTCCTCTTATTAATAGATTTTTAGGAAAAGGTGATGTACAGCCATCTCTTGAAGCTGACGAACAAATTGCTTATGAACAAAATATTGCTCAGCAAGAACAAACTATATCACAAACTAGAGCTATTAATCAACAAAAGATAAATGATACACAGGCTGTTATGGGAAGTAAATTAACAGACCTAAGAGCATTTAGAGATGATAAGTCTCCTGCAATTGCTCTTTTTTTACCAGCACAATTGGTGTACAATGACAATGTAGCATACAATGACACAGCACTCGGTGCCGGTGGAATGACAGCTTTGGCTGGTATTAATGCCGGACAAACAATGGTCGGCTCGTTGGCAAAAGGTGTTTCTGAAGGTCTTGAAAGTATTTTTAATTTACTTAAAGGTTCTCTATCCAATCAAGCCGCTCAGGTTGCAGCTGCTCGAGCCGTGCAAAATATGCCAGGAGATAAATTGCAAAGTGCAGCAAGTATCGGATTACAAACCGGTCTGAATCCTGGTACTCGTATTTTATTTGATAAACCTAATCTAAGACAATTTTCTTTTCAATTTAAATTGATTCCTACTTCTCAAGCCGAAGCTCAGGCTATAGAAAAAATTATTAAAGAATTTAGATATCAAATGTATCCTGAAGAAATTGATATTAGAGATATTCCTATTGGTTACAAATTTCCTAATACATACAGAATTAGTTTTAAATTTGCTGGAGGTAGCATTAAAGTTCCTAAAATTCAATTCTGTTATTTGAGAGATGTAGGTGTAACATATAACGGTCAAACTAATGGCACATTCTTTTATGATGGTCATCCTACTGAAGTAGATCTTACGCTATCATTTACAGAATACCGTGCACTAAGTAAACGAGATATTGAGGCAGGATTCTAATGAAATTTTTCGAAAACTTTAAAAGAGTTAACTATGTATATGGCGATGAATTTGAAAAAAAAGGTGGTGCTAGCCTTCAACTTAATCTTGTGCAAGACCTATCACAATATGTCGATGTAGTTGATCAAGTAAGAGAATCAGTGCACTTTTATGAGCCATATAATATTATAGAAAATGAAAGACCCGATCAGGTATCATATAAATTGTATGGTACTCCAATATATCACTGGACATTTTTTATGATGAACGACCATCTTAGAGAACAAGGTTGGCCATTAAACAATCTTCAACTCGAAGCTACTGTAAAAAGAGATTTTCCAAATCAGTTTATTTACTCTAAAACAGATTTGTCTCAAGTTTTTCTAGTGGGCGATTATGTTTTTGGTAGTAGATCAGGAGCTGAAGGCAAAGTCCTTCGAAGATATTTGGATTTAGGTATTGTCATTATCGAAACACAAGATAAATTTCAGGTAGGCGAAGCAGTAAACGTTAGATCATTTGTTCCTAATACCGCAACCATTGTTGCAGAATCGACTGGAAATGAATATCTGGCCCCTCATCATTATGAGGATGCTGCCGGCAATTATGTTGATATTGATCCGACTGCTCCTATACCTGCTCTTTATAATGAAGTAACCAACTTTGATAGATACATTAGGTCAAATAATAAATTAAAAAGTATTAATGTTATTAAACCACAAAATATTATTGAGGTCACTTCTCAATATAAAAGGGCTTTAAGTAATTAATGGGTAACATTAGTAAAAAATATATTCTTCATTCCGTACAGTTAAATTCTAATAGAGCAATTGAACCAATTGATCTTGTTGGAATAGTAACTGATATTGAAATATATGAACATCTAAACATGCCATTTCTTACTGCTAAAATGGTATTCATTGATTCATTGCGACTTATGGATAGATTCGATTTTCAGGGAGGAGAATATATTACAATTGCAATTAAGCCCGATCCTGAATCTACTCCAATTGAAAAAACATTTACTATTGAAACTGTTTTAAATACAACAAAGACAAACGAAACTACGGAAGTAGTGGCATTAAGTTTATTTGAAGATATCCTTTTTAAATCTAATTTTAAAAACGTGAATAAGGCTTATTCTGGAAATCCAATTGACATGATGAATGAAATTTCTCAAGAATTTCTAAACGTTAATGTTAAAGCTGCGGGTGATCCTGTATTTCAGAAATCCATGAAGGTTATTATACCTAATATGGATCCGCTCAAGGCGATGTCATGGTTAAAAAATAAAACTACCACAGGTGATGGTGCGCCTGGATATTTGTTTTCCACATATGGTATAAAAGATTTATTATATGTTGATTTATATACACTCTTAACTAAAACACCAATTAATATTAGAAAGCCATTTTTTTACGGGGCCTCTTCATATTCTCAAGAAGATGAAGAAACATCTCCGATGTATGTGCCTATTCATAGTTATACTTATGAGAATACCGAAAATATGTTTAAACTTATTAGTGATGGATATGTTGGTGCAGAATATCAGTTTTACGATGCATTAACTGGTAGAAATCCTATGAAGCATAATTTTAATTTTGAAAAAGATGTCGTTGACGTTTTACCTGAAACTGATGGAATGACATTTGCATTTCCTATCGATATGATGATAGATGAGATAAAATTACAAGAAGCAAAATCACAAAGAATAACACAAATTACAAGTGCCGGAGTTTATAATGAAGGTGTTCATAAATATAAATCATATGATGAAGAAGAAGATGCAGCTGCTCATTCAAAGAAGATAATTGGTAAAGCTTTAAAGGCTCATATGTTAAAGGCTCCAATTACTATTAGAGTTCCAGGTCAAGGGTTCTTAGTGCCAAATATCAATATGACTATTGGAAATGTTATTAGAATATTGTTTAGTGTTAATAGACCGGCATCTGGAAGTGAACCTAAAATAGATATTAAAAAATCTGGTGATTATGTCATATATGCAGCAAAACACGTTTTTAGCGCAAACAGATATGATATACACTTAACGTGTGGTAAGATTAAGAATTTTAAAAGTGATAGTTGGCCAACATGATTCCTAGTACTGCTATAAAATTTTATGGCGATTATAATCGCTGGTTTATTGGAAGAGTTATTAATATCAATGACCCGTTGGAAATGGGTAGAGTTCGTGTGAGAATCGTTGGAATTCATGATAACAATGAAATCACTGAAGCAGACTTGCCGTGGGCACAATGTATAATACCTATTACAGAAGGTGCAAGTTCGGGTATTGGAACCAATGTAGGTATTAAAGAGCAATCACAGGTATTTGGAATATTCTTAGACGGCAGCCATTCTCAATTACCACTTGTTATAGGCGCAATAAGTAAATATGAACAAAAGGTTTTTGATAGATATGATAACGTTTTTAGACAAGAACAAGTTACAAGTTCTAATTTAACTGCGGGTGTCAATAAAAATTTAAGACCACCTGAAGAAGTTGATAAAGATTTTTTATTTGGTGATACAAATATCGAACGAGCATATAACTATTTAATTACAAAAGAAGGTGGTGGGTTTGGGCCTATACAAGCTGCCGGAATTATCGGTAATTTTTGTGTAGAGTCTGGTGCATCAGCTAATAATGGAGATTTAAATCCATTAGCTCAAGCGCCTGGAGAAGGTTCATTTGGAGTTGCTCAGTGGAATCCATCGGAGGGTGCTGGTAATCGATTCGGCCAATTAAGAAAACATTCGGCAGAGTTAAATTTGACATATACGAGTCTATATGCACAATTGCTTTTTACTCGGCACGAATTAATTACTCGACCTTATCTTGGTTTAGCTGAACTAAAGGCATCAAAAACAATTGAAGATGCTACAAAAATATTTATGAGAAAATTTGAAAGACCTGCAATTGAAGTAGCAAATGAAGATGGTAATATTGTTAAAACTGTTGGTGATGATGGTTCATTTAAAAGATTGGGCCAAGACGAAAGAATTGAATTTGCACTAGAAGTTTATAGAAAGTTTAATACATAATGTCATTTACTAAAATTTCAAGCACAAGATTAAAATCTGAAGTCAATAGAAGTAATATTAGCGCAAATCAGTCTTCAGTTGATTTAGAAGCTAGTAGACAACAGATGATTCGACTTGCAAAAGAATTTGCCCCAACTCAAGAAGAAATTGGTGCAATCAATGCGGGATTTGCATCGTTGACTGAAAGTGTTAAGCCTGCTCTTGAAGCATATGCAAAGAGAGCAGAAGAAGTAGCAAAGACTATTAAAAAAGATCCGGCTATTTCTGAAATGACTTCAAATGTTCCGAATATTACTGTTAACAAATCACCAGCAACAAAGGCAAATGTAGATACTCTAGTTGGTGCAACAACATCTGCATCTAAGAAATTAAATAAAGTCATATCTGCTGGAAGTCCTACTGCAATTAAAAAATCATTAGAAGATGCTCCAGGCTTAGATGCTACGGCCGACAAGATTGCAGCCGCGGTAAAATCGGCACAGGACGTTATTAATGATCCCGTTATACAACAAAAGTTTGTAGACTTAGGTATACCTGAAGAAGAAGTAACTGCACTTACCAGTCAGCTTTCTACTTCATTAGATAAGTTTGTTGAAGAAGATGGACCAACTATCATGTCAAATGCACTGTCAGACATGTCAAGTAGAGTAGACAGACAGATGGGAAATCCTATAGGATCAACCTCAAGCCCATTCGGCTCAATAGGACTAGATTTTGGTAATATACTTGGAAGTTTAACTGGTCTCAGCACTGGCACTGGGCCATTTAAAGAATTAGGACAAGAGCTAGAAACAATTGCTGGCTCAATAGATCCTTTAACTGGGGAATCAGTGCCTATATTGATTGATAAAGCAGGAAATACCAATATTAATAAAGTAATTGATAAAGGTCTTAAAACTGCAGTGTCAGAGCCTACTACTCCAATCTTTACTATTGGTAATAGTGATACGCCACAATCAGAAGCAGACTTTCAGTATAATCCAGTTAATGATAAAAAAGAATTTGAAATTGAAATAAAAAATGCTACTCGCGAACTTGATCATGTGATTGTCAACTGGTCATTATCGCATAGCAATGAATTCTTTTCTGCAAAGGAATTTAATGAAACACATCTTAAAAATGCCATCAACAATTTTTCTGATTTTGTAAATAATGCAATACAAACACATTATTTTATTCAAAAGGATGGATTAGTAATTAGAATTCTTCCTATTGAAACAAAACCTTTAGCATTTACTAGTGTGCTCGGTGCTAAACAAAAGATATATGATAAAGCAATTGTTGTTCAATTTGACGCAGGTTATGTGCATCCGATTGGATCCGCAAACACAGGGAATTTTAGTGAAAAAAGTATTACACCTGAGCAATGGAAATCATTTGATATGATAATGGATGTTTTATATAGATTTATGCCAGGCGGTACATTTATTGGACAAGATGCGCTACACGCAGATCAAATAGATAATTATGGTGTCAACGGACCAGGTTTTGATGTTGACACTTATATGAATAAGAAGAGAGAAATGATAGATGTCAAGTAGCCCAGAAGAAATTAGAAAACAGCGCGGAAGCAAATTAGATAAACTTCCTGATGATCCGTATCAAGACGTCAAAGGGGTGTATCCGCGTAGAGAATATGAAAATGCCCCTACTACTAATTTAGAAGCAAGAGGCATCGAAACTAATGAACTTCTTATCGGCGGTGGTGATGTTGATCTTGACTTAGAATTAAAAGATTATCCTGCTTCTCAGTATCCACTTAATCAAGTGAGAAGATCTGTGTCAGGACATGTGACTGAAATTGATGATACTCCTGGCAGAGAAAGAATGTTGTTTAGACATAAGACTGGCGCGGGTGTAGAATTAAGAGCAGACGGTACTGTTATTATCAATGCAACAAATAATACTATTCGTATTTCAGGTGGCGATGAAAAAGTAATTATTGAAGGCAATGGTCATTTAGTATATCACGGCGATTTAAAACTTAGAGTTGACGGTGATTTTGATTTAGATGTCGGTGGAAATATTAACGTCAGTGCCGGCGGCGATAAGATGGAAGATATCAAAGGTGGCTTTAGACAAGATGTAAACAAAAACCATCAGACCTTTGTAAATAAAAACGTTTCACAGACTATCACTGGTAGTAATACACTATATGTTTCTGGTGATGCTAATAATATTATTAAAGGAAATACCAGCTCTACTATCGGTGGTAATTCTGAATGGATTGTTGGAAGAGAACATCAGGTTTCTGCCGAAAGCAAGCTTATTATGACTACCACAGATCTGAATATTGGTGCATCTAATATGACCATCGCTGGTGATTCAGGTACTATTGGCGGTGAGAATATTATTATGTACAATTATAATATGTACACCGGTCATTCTATAGATGCCGGCGATACAATTACTGTTCCTGTTGTATATGGAGATTTAGAGGGTACGGCGCGCCGTGCAGTAAATGCTGATACAGCACATAGTCAATCATATGGAGATTTCCATGGTGATGTCGGATCCTCTCCTGGATATACAGTAGATAATACACCTGTAGATCCAAAAGCGACAGTATTGCCAACAAATAGTGTTATTAAAAATGACTGGTTTAATTCTCAATATGGATTATTTAGAGTTGCTATTGATGCTGGTAATTTAATCTATAATACTATCAATAGGGTATTCGATTATAATGGTGTATCTGAAAGAACTTTAAATCTTCAACAGGTAAGATCTAAATTGAGAGATATTTCCAATCAGACTAATACTAAATTTATTGGCGCTGCAATTTCTGAAGGCATTCTTAGTTCAAAGTATGCAAGTAAAGTTCCAGCCAATATTGGCGATACGGTTCACAATGATCCTACTCCTCGTAATCCAAATCCAAAAGAAGTGTTTGGAAGATTAAAAGGAGCTGAAGCAAATAGATACGCTGGTTCTGTTATGAATAAAGAGCTAGTTGTATCAGTTAATCCTGTTTATGATCCTATGAATAAAAGTGTTATTAATAGTAAAACTAAATTGGCAAGAGGTATTACTATTTCAAAATTCCTAGGAGGATACGGAGATTCTATTACTCTAGATCATATGAATCAGGCAACGCGTTTAGAAACAGCAAAGAATTTATATCTTCACGGACAGTTAATGAGATCTGTTATGGAAGATGAGGGAGAATTTGATGAATTTAGATTAGTTGTTGCTGAAGGAGTCTATAAGAAAAGTGATAGTGAAACAGTAACACCAGGAAGTATTAATGATTTGGCACAAACTGGAAGAGCGATTGTCTATGAATTGCGAGGTAGAAACGGTAAGATTGCACTGAAGCAAACGTTTAGACTTGCCTCTTGGTGGAAAGATAGTCAACAGTATGAAAAAATGATTTTAGATTATGACACATATAATCCAAATGGAAGCTTAAATGCACAAATCATTGTAATAATGCCACAACTTACTAATGGATATTCTACTCGGTTTACTAATAAAATTGAAACTAGATTTAATAATTATGTACAAAGTACAAATGAACTCATAGAGATCCTGGAAACTTGAATAAATAGTAGTAATAATTTATAGAGAGAAAAATGGCTACAAGAGCATTTGCAGTAGAAGATGGTAATTTAAGTAATAAATCGATTATTACAACAAAAAAAGTTGCATATAAAGATATCGATTTAACGTTTGCTGCCAAACCATCCGGGGACATCTATAAAAAAGAAGATGCTGCAGCTGTCAAACAGTCTGTAAAAAATATTCTTATGACTAATGTTATGGAGAAACCGTTTAATACTTCTTATGGCGGAAATCTAAACGACTTTTTGTTTGAACTTGATACTGAAATCGAAGCAGACATTTTAAGAGATAGAATATTTGAAACAATTGCTCTTCATGAACCAAGAGCATTAGTAAGAAAAGTTGAAATCTTTGATTTTCCAGAAAGAAATGAAGTAACGGTTTCAATTCAATTTCAGGTATTAAATGCAGTAGAACCTATCACTTTAGAACTATCATTAATGAGGCTTAGATAAATGGCAACTACCACAAAATCATCAGATCTAGACTTTGATACTATCAAAGCTAGGCTTAAAGATCACTTAAAAAATCAGCCTCAATTTAATGCATATAATTTTGAAGGTGCGGGCCTTTCTAATTTATTGGATGTCCTTGCATACAATTCACATATCAATGCGCTTAACGCAAACTTTGCGTTGAATGAAGCATTTCTCTCAACAGCACAATTAAGAAGTTCTGTAGTATCTCACGCTCAAACACTGGGTTATGAAATTCGTTCTGTCACTGCATCAAGAGCTTTGGTTAATCTTACACTGAATTTAACTGGCGTAGCCGGTAGACCTGTTAATATTACTATCCCTAGAAACACTACTTTTACTTCTAGTGTTGATGGTATAACATATACATTTAGAACATTAGAACAATATACAGCAAGAGATAATGGTTCCGGAACATATGCATTCCTCACTACAGGTGGATCAGCAGATATTCCTATTTTTGAGGGTGTAGAGAAAACAAAAACGTTTATTGTCGGTCAAAAAGATGAGAGACAAATTTATGTTATTCCTGATGACACTATTGATAAATCTACAGCTGTAGTTAGAGTATACTCTTCAGTAACATCAAGCGACTATTCAACATATCTGCCTTTGTCACAAGCTGTTATTATTGATGAAACAGCAAAGTTTTTTAGTATTAACGAAGTTCCTAATGGTTATTATGAATTAAACTTTGGCGATGGAACATCGTTCGGTAAATCACCTGAACCCGGTGAAAAAATTGTAGTTACATATTTGTCATCAAAGGGCGCAAATGCAAATAATGCAACAGTATTTAATCCGACTTCTCAAGTAAGAGTTAATGGAATTGATTATGTCATATCAACCGTAACATCTAGTGAATCTACTGGTGGTGCAGATAGACAATCGATTGAATCTGTAAAGCAGCTAGCGCCAATAGCATATGCCTCTCAAAAAAGACTTGTAACATCTTTGGATTATAAAGCAATTATTGAGTCTAACTTTTCTCAGGTAAGAGAAGCTGCTGTTTGGTCAGGCGATCAAAATATACCTATTGATTATGGTAGAGTTTATATATCATTAAATTATGCAGCAAATACCCCAGCCGCAACAAAACAAGCAGTACAGGATGCCATTGTAAATAACTTTACTACTAACCTGTCAGTGATGTCAATTAAGCCTAAATTTGTAGAACCCGAAGAAGTATTCCTTGCGCTTACTGTTAATTTTAATTTTGACCCAGCTTTAACAGGTAACACTACTGCTACAACAGAGGATAATGTATTCAATTTTATCGATAATTACTTTACTACTAATTTGTCGACATTTGGTGCAGTATTTAGAAAATCTAATTTAGCTACAGAGATCGACGCTTTTGACGAATCGATTCTTTCCACAAGAATGGACATTAAAGTTCAAATGAGAAAAGAAATTGATACAGCAATCAATAATACATTTGATCTCGATTTTCCTTGTCAAATTGCTGAAGCTGATGATGTATTCTATAGAATTCAATCTACTACCTTTGAATTTAAAGGACAAATTTGTAGAATTAAAAATAGACTTAATTCAAATACACTTTCAATTTTGAATTTGGCTGATGCTGTTATGCAAGACAACGTTGGAAGTTATAATAGACTTACTGGTAAAGTTTCAATTGTAGGATTTAAGCCGACAAGAATGACATCAGGCGGTAACACAATTCGAATTGATGCAGTTCCAGCAATTGAAGGAACAATTAAACCATTAAGAAATTATATTCTAAAATTTGAAAAAGATGAGTCATCTACAAACGCAATTATCGATAGACAAACCCCTTCACTTGAAATTACAATCTAATGGAAACTTTAAAAGACTATAATAGATTAGCAATTAACTTTCGAAAAAGTTATGTACAAGAAGTATTGCCTGAATATTTTCAGGAATCATATCCTGCTATCATTAGTTTTTTAGAAGGCTATTATGAATATTTAGACTCTGATGAACAATGGGGCGGCGGGTTAAACGAATTAATTACTATTAGAGATTTCGAAGATACAACACTCGAAAGACTAAATTTTGTTTTATCAGAAATTGGATTAGGTGTTTCAAGTGGAAGATTTACTTTTCCACGCGAAGTATTAAGAAACTTTGGTAATTTTTTTAGAGTTAAAGGATCTGAATATTCTGCATACGGTTTCTTTAGAGCGTTTTTTAATGACAATGATATTGAATTAATATATCCTAAAGAAAGTTTATTTAGAGTAGGACAATCTTTAATTGGACCAGATGATGGGTATACCATTCAAGATGGCGGTATATACCAAATTTTTTCTATTATCGTTAAATCTGGTAAACCGATTTCAGAATGGGAAGCCCTTTGGAGAAAGTATGTCCATCCTTCAGGTTTCCATCTAGGCGCTGAAGTTTTAATCATTGGTAAAGATCAACTTAGTTTTGGTACAGCAGATGAATTTGCACTTGTATATGATCCTTACAAAGTCCATAGTTCTGTACAGTATAACTATGTAGCAGAAGGTGAAATAACCGGTCTATACCAAGACAACGAGCTTTATGCGCCTGAGCCAGTAAAAGCTCAAACTGCAATATGGAGCTATATGATACCTGGGTATATACAATGGGGCTATGTACTTGCAGAAGATGATGAAGATAAAGCACGTGAAAGATTAGATGTTTACAAAACACCTGTTGCATATGGAATTAATGCTACTATTAATCAAGTAACAGCAAACTATAATACTATTGATGAATGGGCTGGGTTCCATCTTAAGACTGGAAGTTCATCTGTTAACTTCTCTAATACAAGCAGCTTCTCAACATTCGACCAAGTATATCATGTGCAATATACTGACAGTGATGGTGAAGTTCAGCTGTACAACTATTATAAATAGTTTAAATCGATCATAGGAATAAACAATGGCAAGAAATATAATTGGAATCGGAACTGTTGGCAACGATGGTACAGGTGATGATCTACGCACCGGTGCTACCAAAATCAACAATAACTTTCAAGAAATTTATCAAGATGTTGCACGCCTTAAAGTACTAACGGCAGATTCTGTCGGTGGACTTGATCTAAATGGTATTTCATTTAGTTCAGGAAGTTTAGTGTTTACCGGAGCTGATAGTATTAATTCTAATCCTGCTGATTACAACGATACATATTTGCGAGCCATTGAACCGACTAAAAATAATATTATTAGTCTCCCAGATTCTAGTGGTACAGTTGCATTTCAAGAAGATCTTACTGCAATTATTTCTTCTGCAAATTCTAAAATTGATTCAGCGGCTGCTCTAGCAATTGCCGAAGCGGTTGCTCTTGATTCGAATAATGTAGTATCACTTATTAGAAGTTATTCGGTTGACTCAGCCGAAGCTCTTAACATTGTTTTAACAAATTCAGTCGATTCTGCTGATGTAGTCAGTTTAGTCGATGCAGCATATATTTTAGCAAGAACAGGAAGCGTACTTGATTCTGCTAAAGCTGAGCAGGTTGTATTAAACTATGTAGATTCTAATTTTATTAATTTAGCAGTAGGCACTCTTTATTTAGATTCGAATGAAGCGCAAGCAATAATTGATAATAATTTTGCATCATTAAATTCAAGCATCGTACCAGCAATAAATGAGTCAAGAGATTTAGGAACTGATGCAAAAAAATTCAGAAATGCGTATATTAGAGATCTAATTGCATCACGTGATATAAGTGTGTCTAGATATATTAATATTGATTCAGCGCGCATTGAATACAGATCTGATACAAATAATATTAGATTTAGAGATGTTCGCGGCATAGATTTAATTGATGATAGCAGCGGCGATAGCGCAAGATTGTTTGTTAGACCGGGACGAAACGGTCAAACCTCCGCAATTTTTGGAGCTAATCTATCACCAACTCTCAATGAAACATTTGATCTCGGCGATTCTCAGAACAGATGGAATGATTTATATCTGTCAGGCACTACTATCGATTTAGGCGGTGTTAAAATTCAGGCTACAGGCGGTGGCACAGGAATTCAAGTCTTAGATAATGCTGATCAGCAAATTACCTTAGGTGGTGGACTTACAGAAAACCAAGTAAAACTTCTTGCCGACAGCGCAGCCAATGTCGTATCTATGCCAACTGGTCAAATTGGCCAACAGCTTTTTGTTTCGGTCAATAATACAAATTCATTTGAAACAAGCTATCTTGTAGATGTCAATGATAAATTTGTAGAAACGGCTGCTGAATTACAAGAAGAATTGCTTGACGCTCCTACTCTACAGGATGTGTTTAATACATGGGATAGATTTTCTCATTCCGCATCTGCGGTAAATGTATATCCGGCAAACGCTTCTGAACAAGCAGCATGGTTCTATGATAACGTAAATAATACGGTATATACAAATGTCAATTCGACTACAGCAACAGGGTTCTTTTCTGCTGACAAATATGAGTCTTATACACATACTGCAACATATTCATCGACAGATGCAGATAATGATATCGCGTTTATGGTTGTCGGATTTGTCGAAGAAGGCGTTGCTGGTCAAGCAGGTTATAGACAGCATACTTTAACAGCTGTTCGACAGTCAGATGGCAGCATCGGTGGTATTGGTACATGGGCACTTGTGTATAATATTTCTCAACACGATCAGGCAATATTAGCAAATGGCTCATCAACAGCAACTGGCAGCGGAGGTTGGAGTCAGTGGAGTGTTGATACAGTAATCTATGCAAGAAAAATTGGCAAAGATCTTACAATTCAAACATCACAGTTTAATAGTAGCACTTTAGATGCAGCTACAATACTCACGTTTGATCTTTCAACTA